GTCGAACCTGTCCAGAAAGAATAACCTGGATCATAATAAGTTAATGTGTTTTTTCCATTTAAAGCTTGCGCTGGTCCTGTTATGGCTGTGATTGAAAAATTTGTTGTGAATCCTGATGCTCCAGTTAATCCAATAGTTGGAAATGCAGTTGAAGGTGTGATTACTGGAACGGTAGTGAAACCTGTAGCACCAGTTAATGTTACTGTTGGAAGAGTAGTGTATCCTGTTCCTGAATTGGTTAGAGATACTGCAGTAACCACAACTCCAGTTGCGCCGCTATATGCTAGTGTTGCTGTTCCTACTGCACCAGATCCCCCGCCGCCAGTGAAAGTTAAGGCAACAGTTGATGGAGCAAAACTATTAGAAACACCAGCAGTAGTAATGGTTAATCCTGAAATACCAGAAGCTCCATTAGTCGAGTTTCTAGCTGTAGTTCCTACGTTTCTAACTACTCGTAAAGAGTTAGAATAAGACAAGAAGTTTGCTGCTGAAAAGAATGTGTCAGCAACAGTGTTATTTGGTTTTTGGAAAGTATCTACTAAATCTACTTCCGAAGAAATAGTTCTAACCTCAAGAACTGGTCCCCACTGAAAAGACCCAGCAATTGCTCCGATCGATGTTGCGACTCCAGGTACGGTAGTTGTCAAATCAATCTCAGATACATTCACTCCTGGTGATAATTGAATAGCCATGTTATTTTTCTCCTAACTAATGTTAATTTATTCTAACGAATATAAAATTCTAATTATATTTATTAAAAACGAAATCTCAACCAATCAGAATAACCAAGAGATATCTTCCGTTTCCGTCTCAGAACCATCGGTTATTCCCGCAAAAGAATAAATTTCGTCCTGACTTTGTTCTTGCTTTTCTAAAAAAGATCTTCTGAGATCTGAATTAGTTATTTCTTTGAAAAAAGGCTCTCGTGTTGCCCAAGAAAATAGAAGCAAAGCCATCACTAGATCATCATGTTTTCCTGATTCACCACCCCAAGATCCAGATTTATTTATAAAAGAATACAATTCGTCGACTATATCTTCTGTAAAAGATACCAATTTGTGCTCTTCAACAAGAGTTTTTAGTATAGAAGCTCCTAATCTCTTGACACTAGTAGTCATCTCAACACCAATTTTATTCGATTTTGTAAACGAATTTCTCAATTCTTGTCCACTGTTTCCTGTAATTGTGGTGAATATATTCTCATATTCTAAATCCCAATAACAGGATTCGGCTACAGTTTGACCTACAGTATTTCTTTCTATTAAGAGAAATGCATTATTGTATTTCTTTGCAAGATCAACAATAATATTAGGAAGCATTATTGGTCTTGTTGTGTTATCTTTAAATCTAGCAACAATTGTGTAAGGAATACTAGTGGTGTCTATTACTACAGCAACTGAATAATCGGCCTCTACTCCTCTAGATGAATCTACAGAAATCACATAATTATGGGCGTCTTTAGGTTCTTCTAAGACGAGATAAGAAGCATTTTCTTTAATCGGTTTCACCCAAGTTAAGGATTGTAATATGTGACCTGAGATAAGTGTATTAGAAGATCCTAAAAATTCGTTCCCATATTCTTGACGGAAACCTTGTTCACCTACAATTTCTAATTGAGTTTTCTTCCAAATTTCGTCTCTGCCAGGAACCATATTCCATGTAATTTCAAATGGAACGAATTCACTTTTTCCGTCTGCAGCATCCTTCCATAATTTATGATAATGATTTAATCCATTTGGAGTAGAAGATACTATAAATTTGGAATCTGTCCCTGATGAAATTGTTGGGAATGTTGATTTAAAAAAATCTTCGGCATTATCTATGAATCCATATTCATCACAATACACACAATTTGGCGATGTTCCACGGATTGAATCTGTAGAAGTTGCAGCTGTTATGATTTTTGAATTATTCCCGAATTCTAAAGAACCTTTATTTAAGACATCCACACCTGGTTGGAGAAAAAATGGAAGATGTTCAAGAGCAAGAGTTACTCTTGAAAGAATTTCTCTTGCTGTTGCAGCTTTATTGGCAAGAATAGCAACTGTTTTGTCACTATTAAAAATAGCATACCAGAGAAGAAAAGTTGCGACTGTAGTCGTTTTCGCAGCTTGCCTCGCTGCTAAAATAATCGAAAATCTATTCTCCATTAATGAGATTATCAGATCTTTTTGATAATCTCTTAATATTAGAGGAATTAATCCTCGATCCAAAGATACAATCTTAACCCATGTTTCTATAAAATAGATAGGATCTTTAGAACACTTAATATATTCAGTAAATTCATCTTGAGTATATTTTTCAATTAAGTTTGTTCGTTTTATTTTGGGATTAAGATAATATGTTTTATCACTCATAGAGGATCCTATTATGTATTACCTTTCAAAAACTTCTGTAATTCAGCAGTTGATCCTAGAAATAAATTATTCTGTGTATTATTCTGAACTTCTGGTTTCGTTTTTGTTTCTCTCATTACAATATCCGACAGAGATTTTGCAACATCTGCTGTTGTTTTAATGAGATTAGAAACAACTTCGTATGCTCGTGGTGATTCTGATGCCTTGGCGAATTCCAATAGATTATCTAAGGCATCTTGAGATTTATCAAGAAGCTCGTGATGAACTTTCTTGATTCTCTCGATATCTTTAGATATATCTTCCTGTACTGTAATTTCCGGCTTTTCTACAGAATCTATATCGAATATTTCGTTTAACTTATCGTCCACCACTTCAGACCACAGGAGCTGTCACAGATCCAGTAGCACCAGTAGAACTAGAAGATGTACCTGTTGCACCAGTTGCACTAGTTACAGGAGCAGGAGTAACCACAGGAGTAGCAACTAAAGTTAATTCCCATGGAGCACTTTTAATTACTTCGGTCGGTGACTTAAGATCCTTCATTTGATTGGCCAATGATGCGTCATATCTGTCAACAGTTTCTTCTGTTAGAGTATCGACGGTCCATCTTGCGAAATCTTCTTTAGTTAAATCTTCATATTTTGTGAAATTCTCTGGATCTGGATTCTGTAAAGAAAGAGAACCATATGTATCTACATAAAATGTACCGTCTTGTAATCCTCTTCTCCATTCGTAAGAGATTACTGCGTCTTTGAGGGAATTTTCTGTTAATGTTCTAACTTTAATTCCATTGAAAGTCCATTTATATTCTGCTGGCATGTTTTTTATCCTCTTAGCTTATTTATATCTGGTGAGAGATCTGGGATTTAAGCAGGTCAATCTCAGTCTTGAGTTCCTGAATTGCCCGGACCAATATGGGGATCAGCTTGGCATCTGCCATGCCCAGAAATTCTTCAATCGACCCGTCTGCTCGCTTGACCTCGTTGCGCTTGACCACAGATCCTGCGTAAGTAACTCCTGTCAGGACTTGCTGTACTTGCTGTGCGATAAATCCCACCTGAGTTCCCTGCTCAAAGTCATGTACATCGTGTTGCTTCCAGTCAAATGTGACTGGATTTAGCTTGTCAATCAGATCCAGGCCAGATTGCAGGGAAGCAATGTTCTGCTTGTAGCGACCATCAGATGTTGCCACGGTGGCGTTAGTGGCAAAAATCTGACTGTTGACCTGGAGCTTGTACGCACCGTTTGATGCGGAGTAGCCGATCAGCACGTTGCCGTCAGAAGCGATTCGCATCGTCTCATTGTCGGCGTTGGCGCTTGTCCTGACCTTGAAGGCAAGATAACCCGCATGGTCTGCCGTGGTGCCGTTTTCCTTGCGGCCATGTATGGATGCAAAATAACTGCTGGCTGTACTGGCTGTTGCTTTGCGGCCATAAAATCCGATGGAGCCGCCTTTGTCAGCGGCCATTGCATCATTCGATTCGACTACAAGAATAGCCGAGTAACCACCAGCGGTCGGCCCAGTGAATACCACTGCACCAAGTGTATCAGCAGTCGTATTGGCCGTGCCGCTTTGCAACACAGAAAGTGTCGTGCGTGGTGTCGTGGTCCCGATGCCCACGTTACCTGTATTATCAATTATCATCACCTCTGCTGCTGAAGTTGTTGTGTTTGGTGTTGTTGCAAATACAAGTGAAGTTCCGTTGGCCGTGGTTGTCCATGTTTCGGTTGCCTTGGCTGAAAGATATGCTTTTGACGTTGTGGCAAAAGCAGTTCCGTTGTAAGCTCTCGCCCCAAACGTCATAAGATAATCACCTGAAATAACTGTCGTAGGTGAGCCAACTGTTCCCTTTGCTCGCTGTCCAATAATGGCGGGAGAAGAGCCACCGTATGAGGTGCTGGAAATGACTCCTACAACATCAAGCGGATAAGCAGGACTCGTCGTCCCGATGCCCACGTTGCCGCCTGTTGGCTGTAGGAGTAGCGGATACGGCACTGATAAATTAGTGTCGTCGGCCACCTGGAGCCACATGCCTGT